CTGCAAAGCGATTGAATCAAGAGGCGATATGGCATCATCACTTCCAGCTATAGTAACAGGGAGGTCAACATTTTCAGATGTGATAAGAGAGTCTATTTGTGGACCAGATGCGAATGAAGCACAAGTCGATGCAACAATAGCAGAAATGTTTGAAAAGCTTGGTGTTGGAGGGGCTGCATTATCTGATTCGGAATCTGTGAAGAGTTTTACAAATGATATATCAAATGCAGTTACCAGAAGAGAAATGCTAGAAGCGTTCAGCGGAACTGCTAGCAACGACTTTCTTGATGTTACTCACACAATATTAGTTAATCAATATCCTCAATTTGCTGAAGGTCTCGGTTCAAAGCAATCCCTATCAGATTTCTTTGAAAACTGCGGAAACTTATTTCCTGTTTCAGTCCGAGGCGCTATTCGTGATTTGCTTAATGCCCTTCCCGCAGTTGATGATATGCCGGCAAATCCATCTTTATGTGCAAACCCAGAAGACCTTGATAACTTTAAAGATAGAAGATGTACCCTACTGTCTGGTCGAGCCACTCCCGAGCAGTGCGATCAAATGTTTAAAGAAATGCAAGATGAGATGATCGAAGATTTGGATCAATTAAACAACGTCCTGCAAGGTGGCATACCAGCAATGCTGGAGGATGCCCTCCCTCCACTAGTCTCGACCCCCGGCTGTGATGATGGGTTAATACCATTTGAATCGGAGGATTCAGTTAGCACAGCATCTCAGACATTAGCTCAGAGTATGGAACAGTTAAAGATAGATTTCTCCACAGATATGATTGGTAATGGACCCGGTAAATCCAATTGGGGCTTAATGAATCTGATTTTATCTGATACAAGCGGAGCACCCCTGACTGCACATATGAGGAATGAGTTCCTTCGACCAGATTATGTTGATTTGGTCTCAAATGTGGATGCCCCCGACAATTTGATTGAAGCCATCTTTATGAACCCAAGACCAACTGAAGCCCAGAAAGGTCAGTTTCCAGGTTATGTTGCGGAATGGCTCCAATCTCAAATGTCAGATCTAGCCCCGGAATTTTCGTCCAACAACGAATGGAGCCCAAAGAAGATATATAAGAAGAGTTTCAGAGAGCTTGGTGTTGATCCATACTGGGGAGGGTTAAATCTCCTCTCCCTACCTGATTTTGGTTACAATGTAAAAGTTCTACCAAATATGGAAGAGCAAGAGGTAAGGATCATAAGGAAGGGTCGCAAAAAGAAAGCAGATATATCTCTATTCTTTGAAGATAACAGTCAAGGTAGAAAGTCATTAGGAGAGACGGAAGAATATGAATACGGATTTAAAGTAAACTTTTTCCTATCAGATCTTGAGACAAGAAAGGACAGTTCAGATAACAGCGTTGTTGTTAACCAACCAACAGACAATGTTAGAATTTCGATTGTAGACTATTACAGGTTTGCTCCATTGTTAGACCAAAATTATAAAGGGATGAGTAAGGACCAGAGAGCTAAAGCTAAAGAAGAATTCAAGAAAAGACTAAAAGAAGGGGTATCGCTAGTCAAGGATCGAAGGTTTGAATTTTCATCTGTTGACGACACTCTATCAGATATCCAAATTGAAAACTATCCAGAGTTCTTTCAAACACAGAAAGCTGCACAAGAATACCTACCTCAGATCATTATGTTATCTGAGATGATATCACTATCGCCGGCGGAAATAAAACCATCATATGACTCTATTATGAGTAATATTTTCTCCTCCTTAATAGAAGAAGTTGCTGGAACTACTGATGATTTTGGTGGACCTGCGAAAGCAGCATGGCAGTTCGGGGCTCAACTTGATGATTTGAACTCTGATGACTTGGATTATGTTGTAAGGTCTGGAGATACCTTATCACCAGCAGGCACTGAATACGGCGAAGCCGAAGTAACTGATTATGATTCCGATGGAAATCCTGACGGCACCCGAGATATTGAGAATGACGATATGCTTATGGGAATAAGCAGAATGCAATACGAAGAGACTCAGGGCAGTGGAAGAAAAAATAGAGTTTTCTATCTTGATCCGATGACATATGGTGGAAACTATATAAATCCTCCAATATATATTAAACCTCTTGAAAACAAAGCTTGGCTAGGTTTCGTAGATGTTATGTTCCCAGAAATCAGCCCGTGCAAGCCTTCTCGGACTGACATCGTAGATTTCGAAGACCTTAGCGAGGAGGTCTCAAAATCATATGAAAGTATGCCAGAAGACCAGAGACTTAAATCAGATCCAGACTGTATAGTTGAGAAGCCGTACAATAGAGTATTAGAAAGATATTCAAAAGCAGGAATCCAGGGATTAATAAAAGCAGCTTGTCGAGTTTATTCTAGCACACACTTTGTCAAGTCGCTGGCGACATTCACTACTTTTGCACCAAAGTTCACAGAAACATATAGTTCTATATATGCAGCATACGTGGTTGAAAATATGGAAGCATCTATGAAGGACTCTCAAGGAGCTGCATGGGAGATAAGCACATTTAAGGACGAAGAGTTCTGGTATGCTTTCCTAGAGCAGTCTGTCCAAACATATGCTAGGCTTGTGGACGATGGAACAATCATCGACCCGCCAGATTCTGTATTACAAGCACTATTTAGATTGAATGATGCTCAAGACGAATATAGATTTCCATATAGAGAAAACTTAAAAGCAGCTAAAGAGACAGGAGCAGCCGGAACATTTCGAACACTGAAAAGCTGGAGATACGAAAAGAACCTAGACGCAGTTAGGGCAACAGAGGAAGACGCAAAGCTTGTTTTGAAAGAGATGGTAATCACAGAATTAAACTATATGGGAGAACGCTTTGTAGAAAATCTAGGCGAGGTCGGTATGGCTCCAAAGTTTACAGATATGGATTATTACCTTATGAGCGAACTGTCAACCGGTGGAGGAAGCCTTGACTTGGACAAAGAAATAGTTGAAACAGCGACTTCTTTGCCTGATTCTGGAGAGGAATTATACACCAACGGAGCAGAACTGAGCACAAGTGACGGCATACCTTACATCGGGTATTATCACGTGCATACTGACCAAGACGGTAATGTCATTTATATGGAAGGAGAGTACCATTCAGACACATTGCATAATGAATTAAACGTATACGCAGACAAGATAACAGTACCGATAGGAGATGTGGCAGCCTTGGGCTCAGTTAGTACATCAACTAAGCCATTTATGATAGAGAAGTATATTAGTGTTAACGGAGTTCGTTATGCTCCCGACGAAGCTGTTGAAATTATAAAAGCGAACGATCCCGATCTTAACATATCTGATGTGTACCCTGGAGACATCGAGTTGGTTTATGCTGATGAGGTAAAAAAGAACTTGTATGGAGAAGCAGCACCGATCAAAACAATCAACAGGTACGAATATACAGATCCAGACTCAGCGCCAGTTATTGGAAGCGGATATCCGGAAGGCTCTTCAGATACAAGAGTGGTTGGAATAAAGGGAAACTTGGGAGTGAGATATGGTCTTAAGTTCTCGGTTATTGTTGACGGAATACCTAGAGAGGTAACATCTGCAGAAGTCGATGCATTAGATCTTAAGACTTCACAAATGCCATCTCTAGAAGGAAACACAAAACTTCTCTACTGCCTACTTAAGAACCTAAAAGATGATGAGAAATTTGGGTTAATCGCAAGATATATTTTCCCACTACCAAAGGTAACAGCCACTGTCGCAATATATAATGATATGGGATTTTTGCCATCGATTGGACAACTTACCACTGACGAGGGAGCCAATCAATCTGGTGTCGATGATATATCTGACAAACCAGGAGCTAGGGTCATTATAGACGATGACACCGGCGAAGTTGTCTCGTATGAGGCAACCCCTGGCTGGCAGCATATTGATGATCGTCCAAGATTTACACCATTTACAAGAATGTGGGATGAGTGGGATCAAGTCTTGTTAAGAAATTCAAAGAGTAGAATAAAGAAGAGCTTTAAAACACTGTACAACTTGAGAGACTTTAAGCCAGGAAACGATGATAGTGCGACCGGAGCAGCAAGGACTGTGGTAAACAATCTCAAGTCAGCAATGAAAGAACGTCCAGCTGTCGGACTGCTGCCATGGTGGAAACGATCGAAGCTTAGAAGCAACCCGTTTGACTCTAAGGGTAAATTATGTGAAAAAAAGTAACCAAGTGATATTTACTAGGAGGAATTTGCTGTGTCATCAATCGGAGTAGCGTTACCAATAGAGAAGGATAGTGTCGACGGGTTCGCAATGCTTAAGGGTATTCGCGACACCGTGAAGCAGAATTTAAAGATGCTGGTTTTAACAAATCCCGGCGAGAGAGTTATGGAACCCGAGTTTGGAGTTGGTATAAAACGTTATTTATTCCAAAACTTCTCAGAAAATATCCAGTCAGACATAAAGCAAAGAGTAACCAGACAAGTGGCGATATATATGCCGGCTGTTCGAATAGATTCAGTAAACTTTCTTGGAAGCAACCCGGACACCAACTCACTATCAATGTCGATAATATACTCTATACCAGATATTGGGGTAAAAGATTTGTTAGAATTTACTATTTAGCTTTTGAGGCATATACATGTCAGACGACCAAAAAAATAACTTACCGATAAAATACACAAGTCGAGAGTTCTCCTCAATCAGAGAAGATCTGCTTGAACTAGTTGAACGCTTCTATCCAGAAAACTTTCAAGACTTTAGTGAAGCCTCGTTCGGAGCTATGATGTTGGATGCAACTGCTTATGTCGCAGATCAAATGGCTTTATATATTGACTTCAATGTTAACGAGTCCTTTCTTGATACATCCTTTCAACTAGAAAATGTGCTCAGGCACGGTCGAGTGCTAGGATATAAAGATCCAGGTAGACCATCGACTACAGGCATAGCTTCGATGTTTGTGTTGGTGCCGGCATCTTCAACGGGTATGGGTCCGGATTCTAAGTACATCCCGATAGCATCAAGGGGAACCTCTTTCACTACCAATACTGGGCTGGCGTTTATCTTAACTGATAATATCGATTTCAATGATCCGTCCAACGAGGTGGTGGTCGCTAGAGTAGACAACACTACTGGCGCGCCAACCCACTATGCAATCAAAGCAAATGGGAATGTTATATCTGGTCGCTTTGGGCAGAAAGAGATTACTATTGGTGCATACGAGAGGTTTAAAAAAGTCTCACTGAGTGCCGCCAACTTATCCGAAATAATCTCTGTGTTTGATCAGGAGGGCAACGAATATTTTGAAGTCGAATACTTGTCACAAGATATGGTATTCAAAGAAATACCAAACGTAAACTTCAAAAACGATAATGTGCCCTCTATTATAAAGCCTCTTTTGGTTTCTAGAAAGTTTGTTGTTGAGAGAACTCGCAACGGTGTTATGCTTCAGTTTGGCAGCGGAGACCCCGCTGAGTCTAATGTAGTGGCGCAACCACAATCAGTAGCAATGAACGCATTTGGTAAAAGCTATACTAGCGATACTTCATTCGATCCAACAAGGTTAAGCAAAAACAATAATTTTGGTATCGTGCCAGTCAATACAACACTGACTGTATTATATCGCTCAACAAACCCGAGTAACTCCAACGTCGCAGTTGGGAATTTAAATAAAGTCACCAATGCAAGACTAAGGTTCAACGATGAAAGCACTCTAAGCCCCACTTCAGTGACACAGATTATTAATTCTTTTGAAGTTTCTAACGAAACCCCGATTGTGGGAGATGTATCAAACCCATCGACAACGGAAGTCAAGAGAAGGATCTATGATACATTCCCAACACAGAACAGGGCTGTAACTCAGTCGGACTATGAAAGCATTGCCTACCGCATGTCTCCTAAGTATGGATCAGTAAAAAGAGTCAGCGTACAGAAGGACCCAGACTCCCTAAAAAGAAACCTAAACATGTACGTTATTTCTGAAGATTCTTTTAAGAAACTAACCAAATCGAACAATACAATCAAAAATAATTTAAAAACTTGGTTAAATGATTATAGAATGATTAACGATACGATCGATATCTTAGATGCTCATGTGATAAACATTGGTATTGATGTGATGGTTAAGCCAGTTTCTGGTGTATCGAGAGCAGATGCTCTTGATGATTCTCTTAGAATTATCAAAAGTATGTTTGAGGAAGGGTTTTTCATCGGAGAGCACATGTACATAAGTGACATTTACTCAAAACTTAAAGAGTCTCAATCGATCTTAGATGTGATCACAGTGAAGATAAACTCAAAAACAGGCGGAGAATATTCGAATATCAAGTTTGATATCAACTCGAATACATCTCCCGATGGCACTTACCTGATTTGCCCAAAGAATGCAATATTCGAAATTAAATACCCAGATGTAGATGTACGAGGAAAGGTTAGATAATGCTTAAGAGATATACTGCTTCCGCTGATACTACAATAGTCAATGCCTATCAGCCAAACTTGACTACACGTGGAACTGGCTCAAATGCTGGCTTAGCTGACGTTTTAGAGACATTCTCTATATACGGACGCCAACAGGCTAGCAGCTCAACTTACCAAGGATCTCAAGAGTTATCTAGAATCTTGATTAAATTCCCCACTGAGGGGATCTCTGCAGATCGTCTCGCCGGCACTGTCCCTGCTAGCGGGAGTGTGAAGTTTTATCTGAAATTACACAATGCAGAACAGAGCAAGACTGTCCCACGTGATTTTAAGCTTGTAGTTCATCCTGTCTCTCGTTCTTGGCAAGAGGGAGTAGGTCTTGATCTTGAGGGCTACGCAGATCTAACAAAAGGGAATCCAGGGGCGAATTGGATGTCTGCATCCAACTCTTCTGCTTGGACAAAAGTTGGAGGGGATTATATAACAAACACAGCATCGATAAATCAAATACAAACGTTCGAGACAGGACTGGAGGACTTAGAAGTTGATATATCAGAATTGGTCGAGAGGTGGCTGGCTAGTACGGTTGATAACTACGGTGTCGGTATATACCTCTCCTCTAGTTATGAAGCTTACTATTCTGGATCTGGTGGTACTGATGATGGTAGCATATTAAATAATCTTGATGGTGCCACAAAATCATATTATACAAAGCGTTTTTTCGCACGTGGAACGCAATATTACTTTAAAAAGCCGGTTATCGAAGCAAGGTGGGATTCAACCACGCAAGATGATAGAGGAGATTTCTATTACAGTAGCTCCCTTGCACCAGCAGCAGATAACTTAAATACAATATATCTGTACAATATTATTAACGGAGCCCTGACAAACATTCCAAGTATCGGAACAGGGGAGATTTTAGTTAGCCTGTATTCTGGATCCGCAGACAACTCTGCTCCATCTGGTTCTAAATTAACGTTATACGATGGAAATACAAATATAACAGGAGGCTGGGTATCTACCGGTTTATACTCTTGCTCTGTGGGCATCAATTCCTCATCGACCACTACACTCTACGATGTATGGCACTCCGGAGCCACAGAATTCCATACAGGGACAATCGTGCCAGAAGTACGTTCGGCAAACTTCTCTACATCTGAGAAGACATATTATTTGAATATAACAAACTTACAGAATGCATACAGAAATGACCAACTAACGAGAGTTAATCTGTTCGTTCGAAATAAGTTCTGGCAACCAACGATCTATACAGTCGCAAACAATACCGTTGAAACAACAACGATTCACAGTGCTTCTTACCGAGTTATCCGGTCTCTGGATAATCTGGAAGTAATACCGTATGGTACTGGTTCTGATTTGCACACTTTACTTTCATACGATTCTAAAGGGAATTATTTTGATTTCGATATGAACTTGTTAGAATCTGGATATGAATATAAATTCAAATTTGCTTTCTATGATCCGATAACCAACTCATGGAAAGAGCAAAACGAAGATTTCAAATTTAGAGTAGAGAGTTGAGATAAATAAATATGAGCATTAAAAAACTATTTTCACAACACCGAACAGACTCTCGCGACTATTCTGATTACGCTGATGATAAGACGACTTTCGATTCAGTTGAGTCATCCAGAAATGCAAGTGAAATCTCCATAGAGAAGAATACCTTTGTCCCACAAGTAGATTATTCTCAACCGCACAAGTTTGCCAAATTTGGATCAGCAGAACTTTACTACAGCGGTGCGATGACGCATATCATCGATTACTACCCATATGACGGGTCTGATGCAGAAAAGAATAAATTCTATAATGGCTTGATGCCAGTTGAGAGATATATCTTTGATAAGAAATATCCTCGATTTAACGGCTATGGTATCTTAAGCGCTACTGGCTGGGGAACCGGCACAGTAACTGCAGATGGTTATGGTCAACCTAACACGAAAGAGTATATCATATTCAAAGGTGGACCTCACGGAACGTCTGGATCTCTATCTTCAATAGTCAACAATCCATATAACAACAAGTACCAAAACGCCAACATATACGATACCTCGTTATACACAACTGCGGGTCTTCCTTCAGATTACGGACAAGGTACCAGAGAATCAAACCTGAGAACCAATTTTGACACCGGAGTCACAGTTGAGTTTTGGCTTAAAAAAGATGCGTTCAATAATTCGCTAAGCGAGAAAGAAGTAGTCTTTGACCTATGGAACAGCGGATCTTCTGGTTCTGCTGGATACGGTAGGCTAACTCTCGCACTAACAGGGGCGGCTTCCGGCAGTCCATTTATAATCACAGCGCAATCTGGAACAGTCTCTGCTTCTGTTTCTAACAGCAGCATCGGAGATTCACTAACAACAGGATCCTTGTCCGCTTGGCATCACTATGCATTTAGATTTTACAATACAGGAAGCAATCTTGTTGCAAAGTTATATGTAGATGGAAATCTAAACGACACAAACACATATGCTTCCAACACACTCGGAGACATTACATCCGGTAGTATGCTAGCAACAATTGGCGCGCTTGTTGGACCCCCTTCTGGCAGTACTGCGATCAGAGGAGACGGAAAACTATCTGGCTCTATTGATGATTTTAGATTTTGGAAAGCCAGCCGTAACTCAGAACAGATATCAGTAAATTACTTTGATAATGTTGGCGGAGGTTCGAACACTGATATCTCAAATACGACTTTGGGGGTTTATTACAAATTCAATGAAGGTATAACTACAGACAGCACAATTGATAGCACGGTGCTAGATTACTCTGGCAGAATATCCAATGGTGTTTGGGTTGGGTATGGAGAATCCTCAAGAAATACAGGATCCGCTATAGTCCTTGCCGGCGCTGCTACAAAAGAATATAAAGAGCCAGTGGTGCGAGCCGCACACCCGGATTACATTACATTAAACTCTAATCTAATAACCTCTGGTTCAAATCACGACGTTAATAATAACTCATCATTCCTCAACTATGCTCCATCTTGGGTGTTAGATTTACACGATGAGACCGAGAATAAAAACTTAAAAATTATCTCTCACATGGTCGGAGCGTACATGGATAAAATGTACTTGCTTGCGGCACAGATTCCGACATTTAAGCAAGTAAACTACACGACTGCTTCTCATGCTCCTATTCCATTTGCATCACACTTGCCAACGTCACTAGGATTATATGTACCAGACTTATTTGTTGACGCAACAATACTAGAGAACCTATCCGACAGAACAAAGACAGAACATTTTGAATCAAAGCTAAATGATACAAAGAACTTAATATACCTCAATCTTTATAATAACCTAACAAACATTTATAAATCGAAAGGCACTGAGAAAGCCATTAGAAATGTGATGAGGTGCTTTAACTTAGACGACGAGTTGATAAGCATAAAGGTATATAACAACAACTCACGATACACAATCAAAGATAATCTTAAGCAAACTGTTGTAGAGAAAACTGCTATTAACTTTGACACTGCGGATAACAACAGTGCCATCGTATACCAGAGAAAGAACACTTTAAACTCAGACTCTTCTGGATTTATTTCTGGATCGCAGGGAGATGGTGCATATGGTCCGGAGGAGCACAACGGAGCAACTGCGGAAGTCGACATTATCTTTCCAAAGTATCTTAAGAACAAAACGACATTCGATAGAGACTTTATAACAAGTTCTATATTCGGAATACACACAGTCGATACAGGTTCAACAGCAACAAAAGATGGTACAGATACCACTTTCCTTGCTTCCGATCTCGCTAACTTCCAAGTGTTAGCTTTGAGGGACAAGCTGGGATCCAAGAATGTATATTTCAAATTAACGTCTTCGTATTCTCCGTATCCATTACCTGAGCTTACCAGTAGTACATTCTTTAATGTATATGACGATTCTAGGTGGAACCTATCAGTCAGAATTAAACCAAAAGACTTTCCGATTGCTGGAATGGTATCAAGTTCATTATCAAATACTTATGATGTTATATTCAGAGGCGTAAACACTGAACTGGGCGTTGTAAAAAATACATTCGAACTATCTAGCACAATCGTAAATGCATCGGGTTCTGGGCTACTTAGAGCGCCAAAGAGGCTATATGTTGGTGCTTCTCGCACCAACTTAACGGGTGCAGTCATCCACAAGACCGATATCGAAGTATTGAACGCTCGATATTGGACGAGATTCATCAATACCGCTTCGCTCGATTTACACTCTTTCGGGAAAGAAAACTCTGGAATTCAAGATTCCTATATGAATATTTCCCCAATTGATGTTGTTGGTGCTACTGGAGACCTAACAAACAAGCAGACTTTAGCCCTTAACTGGACATTCAACAATGTAACCTCGTCGACTAACGCCGGCACATTTACTGTTCAAGATTATAGCTCTGGTTCTTCGGAAATGAGAAGCAACTATGGTTGGCTAGGCACAATTGCTGGATTCCAACATTCTGGGTATGGATACTCGTTTGCCACATCATCGACTTCGGTGGTCGAACAGCGTCGTATTAACTCTTTTAGGTTTATAGATCCAGAGCAATCTGTCGCCTCTGATATGATTAGTATCTTAACCGAGGATGATGAGGTATTCGGAGTAGAAAAGATCTTGCCAAGTTACACATACTCTATAGAAAAGAATATGTATGATGCGATCTCTTCTGAGATGATCAACTTCTTTGCCGGCGCTATTGACTTCAACCAGTTGGTGGGAGCGCCGGTCAACCGCTATCGAGACAGATATAAAGAGATCGAAAAGCTACGAGAAGCATTCTTCAAAAGAGTAACAACTGTTACAGACGTTGAGAAGTTTATTGGATACTACAAATGGTTTGACGATGCTCTAAGTACAATCATTAAGCAGCTGATGCCGGCATCCATCGATGGCATCGAAGATGTGAACAATGTTATTGAAAGTCACGTATTGGAGAGAAACAAATATCAAACCAAGTTCCCGACGCTAGAATCAAGAACACCAGAGCCTGCCGGCGCTGTATACGGACGCTCAGAGGCAAGTTACCCATACGCAGTAGGCTTCTCACCCCCTCCGCAGTCTCCAAGAGATACAAACGTTAACGAGGTGTATTGGAAGAACCGCGCAGAGAGATCCGCAGCCGAAATCAGTTCCGGTGACGCAATCATCGATGCACAACGTGAAACATTCAGAAAAGTTATTAACACAGTACCATTCTTAAGCAGTACTATTGAGCAGCTATCTGATGCTGGAACACCCTATGCTGATCCAAACTCCTACAAGCGCCGCCGTCTTGTTCGGAGCTACATCTACGATACTAAGCAAACTAAGATTATCAAGGGTGGTATAAACTTTACAGATAAGAAAAATATCCACTTTACTTTGAACTCTCTGCATCCCGCAGGAAAGATAAATACAGAAAGCGGCAAGATTGTCCCACAAAATGTTTTGCTCTCCTTTATGTCTGATTTGGTTCAGGATTTTAAGTCGAACGATCCAAGACCAGAAAACATTGTTGATAAGAGATACCTTAAGGTTCTGAGCGGCAAAGAATATGAAGAAGGTTTGGGGTATTCTAACCTCAAGTCCTCCATGGCTTTCCCTTTCAATATCATTAGTTCCTCAAACCTAGTCAATACCGGATATCAAAAAGAAGTATACGAGAGACTAACAGGAGCCCAGATACAGATTGTCAACTTGCACAATGATGTATATGGACCAGATATGGAGGTTCCGATGCAGGGACCTTTCACCGACTACGCAGTTGGTGGCCACCAATCTCGACACATTAGATTGTCAGATGGTACAGAAACTTGGTTCACCAGACCAGAAGCTTGGCGAATTATGCTTGGTACCTGTACTGACATCGCATCTGGAGCTATCGGAATGGTTGGTCCGGATTATCCCAATAACGATGATTACATAGCAGCAAGACCATACCCAGACACTCGCCCACAGAAAGCCATATACTATCGTGATCACGTTGCAAAGCGCCCGGTCAACTTTAAGAACATAAGGTTAACAACCGGCTCCACGATATTAGGTAACTATAGAGAAACATACGAATATGTCCAAACAGTAGGCGCATACTCTAACCCGAGACACTTTGTCAATAATCAACCGGTGTTACCTCCTACAGCAAACCAAGGTTTAGCTACAAGTTCAACATCTGTACGCACAATCTTAGATGTTCACAGAACAACAAACGGACACATCCCTCTATCTGAGGAGTATTCGACAAGTTATCTAACTGGTGCCGCAAATAAGTCTGTAATCATATCTAGATTTAGTGCTCCAGGCGGAATAGAAGTACAAACTCGCGGATATCAAGATATCAGGGCATCAGAGTTTTCAGTATACGGTGGGTTAGCATACAGGAACCTTTCAGTTCTTAAGCCATCACAGGGACCATCTGGTACAATCTCAACCCCTGCAACGTCCGGCGATACAACAAATATTCAAGTTTATGACATTCACGGAAAAGATTACGGATTATATTCTCATCTTGCGCGCCACACTGCAAGGTTTGGTCGCGATTCTCTCTTTGTCGATTCTCCCGGCGCATCATATAATGAACTCCCTGGTTTCCATAAAGTCCACAGAAACAACTTAGATCTTGTAAGAATATCTGGATATGTCGGCAATGTTCCGACATATGCGACAAGATCCTCAAATGATAACTTTAGCGTACAACATCAGATCCCTAGATCCTCTAAGCAGTATGCTTGGATTACTCAGTCTTTGGTTTCAGATAATGGCTGGTTAGGATTTACTCCAGAGAATTATTTGGTCAAGGGCACAGAGATTGGACTACTAACGAATTATTATACGTCACCTTACAGTTTCCTTAGTTCAAGTGAGTACGGCAGCTACCACACTTCTATTTCTAATGAAAGAAAGTTTGGTCAAACACCAAGTCAAGTCTCAGCTGTTGGACCGTGGACTGGCTTGATCCCATCTGTTACTCACTTAAACTTGAACGTTCACGAGCCAATAACATCTAGCACTAATGTCTTAGGGTACCCAAGTACAGTTCCGGTCGTAGCGGACCCTCCGAGCGCAGCCAGTCAGACTCAATACCTAAACACCCAAGGAATCATTGACGAGAGACATTCAAAGCTTGCAGCAGTTCCTGCTTTCAACGCACTGATGTTTAAAAGAGGTAACCAGTATGGTTTCCCGTCTTGGAAACAGTTGCGACAAGACAGTCACCCGATCGTTAGAGATGAGAGAATAAATAATAAAATTTCAATTGCTGGCTTGAGTGGCTCAAACAGTAACATAACCATCTATGACTTACCCCCTATATCCAACCGTGGGCGACCTAACACGATTAACTTTCAAGTGTCTGGGGCAAGTGCGATATACACGATAAGATCAACTGCAGAGAACGAGAAAATATATTATAACTCAGTCGACATGAATAATCGACTAGCTCCGTCTTTCAGTTCCTTCTCTACTCCAGATATCCAGTTAATGCACTTAGGAAGATCAACGGGCTACTTGCTTAACTGGGTTATATATTCTCAGCAGCTTTTCCCCTCGATTAGGAACGAATTCTTATCCTCATCCACAAACAAGACTGGATACGATAACCTGTACTGGAGAGATAGCAGAACTGATAGAAATACGACTGATACTGAGACCTCTAGATTTGGAACCCCCGCCGGCTCTGTAACTGCAGTAAACAGTGCAGGCATCTACGTAGCACAGAGTTCTTGGCCGCTAGACGCTCCAAATAACTTCCTAAGCCGTACAGAGCCTATTCTCACAAATGGAACAGTCACAGCTAGCACATTTGGGGATACACTAAGATTCAACTCGCAATACGCTGGAGAACTACAGAACCCATACCTAGGATTCTTGACCGGCGCATATTTTGCAGACCTGTACGCATCCTCCTCTGTTGGAACTGACGAAGTTGATGACTGTTTGGACTCGCTATTGATCGGTCGACAGGCGGCAGCAGGTGCTCTTTACGCCAGAAAACACATTATACCTACTCCGATATCCACCCGCGCCCCATATGGACCATCACTACCCTACGCTTTCCAAAGTTCATCGATGACGGTGCAGGATGTAGAAAGAGCAATATCCGGCAATGCTAATTATAGCATTGACATCGGAGGCGGCGAGGCTTACTGGGATGCTCCGACCAAAGCTGGTTATGTTGGCTACGATCAAACAAATAAGACGCAACTATTCATCTTAGCTCCATCAGAGCCCTGGTTTAATGATTACGACGATTTTAAGTACGAACTCAAGCTAGCTGCAAAAGGATTCGCAGTAATACCAGAATACAGAATCAGCGAAAACCTAACAGAATATGAAAACTCTGATGGTGGATATAACCCTTATCAAGATCTTGGATTAGAACTGCCACACACCTCTGAAAACTCTAGGGTAAATGACAAATTCTATATAACGTATTCTAACTCAGAATTCTTGCAAGACTTTTTGAAAATTAAGAACGAATCTCTCTTAAATGCAACAGAGATAATGGTCTCTTGTACTGGAGCTATTCGCTTTAATCCATACAAGGGGTTTTATCCAGCACAGCGTACACTAGATCTTGTTAGTCAGTTTAAAGATTCTCACTATAATAACGTAATATCCAGCCTTTGCGCGGCTACTTCCTCTTTGGTTATTGGCGGTGGACCATCTGGGTCTGGAATAACTGAGATGCCCCCTGGCGTGATTAGCGGGACATTGTTGCATCCCAACATGTCTGGAGCTTCCGGACTAGCAAGACCATTTATGACAAAGATGTTCTCGCCAGGACTGATGTTCAATACGATCAAATCAGGAATGGCAGTTGATTATCCGATTGTAATGAAGCCTTCCAAGATTAGTCGCACACAGTTTAAGGTTTCAAAGTCTGGACCTGATCTATACGAAGAGTTATATTCAGTATCTATGCTGACAGACACGAGCACGGAGTCAACTAGTTTTTTTGATAAGAGGTTACCATTTGAGACGCTAATCGAGCCAAAAAAACATCTGCAAGGCTTGAGCTTTTACGATATGGAAGCGCATCCATCGGCATCTATGCCGTATGTAACTTGTTCGTGGGTGCCGGGAGAATCAGACGAATCGTACAATAGTATATCAAGAAACTTCTTCGGCGCTGTCCCCTCTTTCTTCCTCAAGGATCAGGAGTTTGCTAGCATTAAGTCCGAGCCCATTTCTGAAACGTTTAGGTTTGGAGAAAACGAAGTCTATATGATGCGAGTTAAGATGGAGCGCTCGACGACTGGTCCGAGAGTCTACACAAATGAAGTGGATGGTCTTCTGAATAATGTTGCAAGTATAGCCAGCTCCTCAGAAGAGAATGTATTTACTAAGTTTGGAGCAAAAGCTTACATT